AGTGGTGCTTTTTTAATGGCTTATAAAGATAAATAACAAAAACATTTATACAAAGGAGAACTCATGAGCTACACTATCAAAGGACAAATACGCCAAACTGGCATAATAAAATCAATCAATTCAGAATCAGCGCCACCACCACCTGAATTTACAAATACGCTATCATTTACGCTAAACAACCCATCACCACAAACAAGTGATAGTTTCGGGCGGAGTGTGGCAATAAGTGGCAATCATGCTATAGTTGGCACCCGTGGCGACAACACCGGCGGGACAAGCGCAGGAAGTGCTTACATATATAAATAACAGTCACATATTAAAAAGCACCACCAGGTGCTTTTTTGTGACCACAATTTCACTTTTCTGTTAAGTTATCTGTTAACTAGATAAATACTATTATGGCAGACGAACTAATAAAAAAAGCCTTTAAAAAGGTTAATTATACAGCACAGCAAATCGAAGAACTTAAAAAGTGTATGCACCCTGAAACAGGACCAATGTACTTTATGTCTAGTTTTATGAAGATTCAGCATCCAACTAAAGGTGAAATACCATTCGAGCCATTTGATTATCAGCACGAATTAATTGATTCTTATCACAACTATAAATATTCAATAGCAATGATAGGAAGACAGCTAGGAAAATGCGTAGAAAAAGATACATCAATTAAGGTTCGGAATAAAAACACAAATGAAATTGTTGAGCTTACAATGGAAGAATTTCACAATTTACAAACCAATCATAAAAAATCGCACACGAGAAATACAAAAATGTATACAATTTTTAAATGAATAAATCAGATCAAACTAATAGAAAATTCATAGAATCGTTTGATGTTTCGGATTGGGAAGTCGAAACTGATACCGGATGGCAAGATATAACACATACCAATAAAACAATCGAGTACGGAATGTGGGAAATTACTACCGACAAAGGCACTGTTTTACGTGGAGCAGATACTCATATATTAATTGACCAATCTGGTAAAGAAGTTTTCTTGAAGGATTCTCTGAATACAAATATAAAATCTGCAACAGGAACCGAACAAGTCATCTCTGTTAATAGTTTAGGTTACTCAGAAAATATGTATGACCTGACTGTGGATTCGGAGGATCATACATATTATACAAATGGCTTACTAAGTCACAACACCACCGCCGCCGCAGGCTATTTGCTTTGGTTCGCAATGTTTAACGATGACAAGCAAGTATTAATTGCCGCTCACAAATACGATGGCGCATTAGAAATCATGGATCGTGTACGATTTGCCTACGAAGGCTTACCGGATCATATAAGAGCCGGCGTCAGAGATTATAATAAAAAATCAATAAGATTTGACAATGGATCTGTAATCGAATCACACACCACCACATCAAACACTGGTCGTGGTAAATCTCTTTCATTAATATACTTAGATGAATTTGCGTTCGTTGAGCCACGTATAGCTAGGGAATTCTGGACAGCAATATCACCTACACTAAGTACAGGTGGTAAGTGCATGATTACGAGCACACCAAATACAGATGAAGATCAGTTTGCTAAAATATGGTTCGAAGCACTTAAAAACACAGACGAATACGGCAATAAAATTAGAGAAGTAGGCCGCAATGGATTTAAACCATTCCACGCTACTTGGGAGGCTCATCCGGACAGAGACGAAGCGTGGGCAGACGCAGAAAGATCTAAGATCGGAGATGATAGATTTAGCAGAGAGCACCAATGCCTAGCGCAAAATTCTATCATAACTTTACAAGATTCCGATACTGGCGAAATATTCGAAACCACTATAGGTGAATTTTACAAGTCACTTTAGATAAGTATTAGTATAAACCGATTCGAATGAGAACATTATGAGTACAAAATACGAAACATCAAAGATAGATAACAAGCAATATTGCGTAGCCAATGGGCAGTTTTCTAGGCATCTAAAAGCACATAATCACTCAAGGCAAAGTTATTATGAAACTTATATAACCGGATTTACACCTTTGTGCGATTGTGGGAAATCAAGAACGTTTTATGCTAAGAATTTATCTTATGCTAAAACTTGCGGACACCATGCTTGTGTAAATAAAGAACAAAGCAAGTCTAAACAAAATTGGACAAATAAACAAAGACAAAACTTCATAGACAATAAGGCAAAAACATTAGCAACAAAGCCTAAAGAATTTTGGGAAGAATCTGTTAAGAAAGCACAAAAAACACAAATTGAAAAATATGGGAAATTGGCATCACAAACCAACGAACAAAAAGAAAAGGCTCGACGTACTAAATTAGAAAAATATGGAGATCCTACTTATAACAATGCCGCCAAGAGTGCAGAAGCAAACAGATCCAAATCATTAAAAGAACAAGAAGTTATTAACCAGAAAAGAAGAGAAACTAATTTAGAAAGGTTTGGGGTTGAAAATACATTTATGAAACCTGGTGTTAAGTCTAAGTCAGCTAGATCTAATTCATTGGGTAAAGAGTTTGTCATGCCGAGCGGAAGAACTGTTCGAGTACGAGGGCACGAAGATATAGTTCTCGAAAAGCTTTTAGAAATTTATTCAGAAACTGAAATATTATTAGATGACACAAAGGTAAATTATTCCTTGCCTGTTTTTGAATATGTAAATGTCGAACGCCAACACTGGAAATATTATCCGGATTTTTACATACCATCTGAGAACAAAATTATAGAAGTAAAAAGTCGATGGTGGTGGGACGCGAAGGGCGACCCAAGATATGCAGGAAGATTAGAAAACAATAAAAGAAAATGGAAGGCAGTAACCGAGCAAGGCTACAATTACGAATTGTGGTTATTTGACTCTAAGGACAAATATGAAATTAAACACAAAATATAAAGTACTCACACCAGACGGCTTTAAGTCATTTGCTGGGGTAGATATAATGGGAACAAAACCTACCGTTCGATTAGAACTAGAAAATAAATATACAATCGAGTGTACTGCTGATCATAAATTTTTTACAGATACAGAAACAAGAAATGAATTAAGTAATCTTAAAATTGGCACTAAAATACTAACAGATGCGGGCTATAAAAAGATAACAAGTGTTACTCCTACAAACAAGATAGAAGAAGTGTACGATTTAATCGAAGTCGAAGATGGGCATCAATTTTATGCCAACGGAATACTTGTTTCAAATTGTGAATTTATATCATTCGACGAAACATTAATCGATCCTGCCAAGCTAGCAAAACTGACAAGTAATCGTCCATTGTATACTGAAGGCCACGTAAGATGGTGGAAAAAGATTGATCCAAACAGCACCTATGTTGTTGGCTTAGATCCTAGTATGGGAACAGGCGGTGACGACGCGGCAATACAAATTTTAGAATTACCAAGTTTAGAACAAGTAGGCGAATGGCAACACAACAAAACCGCCATCGAAGGCCAAGTAAGAATACTAAAAGACATATGTAAATATTTAGAAAGTCAGGGAGTAAGTGACTTATACTGGAGTGTAGAATCAAATGGACTAGGTGAAGCTATTCTTGTGGTAATACGAGACACTGGTGAAGAATCGTTTCCTGGAACGTTTTTGCATGATCAAAGACGTGATTTATCAATGAAGCATCGTCGAAAAGGATTCATTACAACACATAAATCTAAGCTAGAAGCTTGCGCAAAACTTAAGTCGTGGCTCGAATCGGAAAAGCTTACTATACATTCTGCTAATTTAGTATCTCAGCTTAAAATGTTTGTAAGACGTAGTACAAGTTATGAAGCAAAGGTAGGTGAGCGAGACGATTTAATAATGAGCTTGATATTAGCTATACGAATGACTCAAGCAATATCTATATTCGACGACAGAGCATACAGCGCAGTAAATTCAAATATAGATTACAATTCCGACGAAGATTATGATGAGCCACTGCCGATTATAATATAAATAAACAACCAAAGCGATAAATATACTTAAAGGTAACAGGCATGAATAATTATCAAAAAATAGCAGAAAAAGTGTATGGCATCATAAAAGGACACGGATATAAAGTCAGAGTGTACGACAGCTCTGGTAAGGAAATTCCGGATCCTCAGCAAGCAGTATTCTTCTTTGTTGCTGATCCTAACTTTATGGTACAGATAGATGAAAATACTAGTTCTATAAAACTACATAAAAGTGAAAAGATCGACTTGCAGGACATACTTTCTCTGCAACAGCAAATAAGACAAATAGCACAAAATAACATAATTAACTTTGAATTTAAAGAATTCGGAAAAGACATTGTGCCAAAGGATTATTCCTACGAAGTTAAACGAAAGGAGAAAACTATGGAATCAAATTTATTAGAAGGTTTTAGTAGACTGAGTGGCTCTACTAAAACTAGTTATCAAACATTAGAAAGTGTAAGACTAGTGTTTAATCACAGAAAGCCAGTTAACGAAGAATCGCGTGGTGCTCGTAGTCGTAACATTACTTCTATCTTTATCGAACACAACGGCGAAAGATCAAGATTTCCAATAGTAGATTTGGCAGGCGCCAGAGCAATGGCTCGTCACGTAAATAATGGCGGAGTATCTCATGATGTTATCGGCGAGCACATTGTAAGCATATGCGAAAAACGCCATCAGCTTCGCGAATTCTTGCGTTATGCTAAAACAAATAAGTTAATAAACGAAGATACTAATGACATTATTAGTGTAGTATACGAAAATATTTTTGCAATACGTTCTGACTTGAAAATGTTTGCAGGAGCAAAAACATATGAATCGGTGCGTGCCCGTGTCGAAGAATCGCAAACTGATATATTAGCAGAAGATGATTTAGGAGAACTAAAAGAACTGTTTACTGTTAAACGTTTTGATGAAAAATTCGAAGACGTATTGCCGATTGTAAAATCTTTGGTTAACGAAAAAGATGCTTACAATAGAAGAATCGAAGAAGCTAGTGTTAATCCTGTTTACTTAGACAAGTCCACAGCGTTTGCTGAAAGCTTGGTTAGTTATACTGATCCGCAGAAAGCACAAGCTAATAAAATGTCAATGATTGCTATGTCAATCCAAGAAAACGACGAACTATCTAAGTACATAAGCAAAGTATCTAGCAAGTTAGCAGAAGGCAATGAGCTTAGTGTATTTGAAAATGCTATTGTTAAAAACGTATTATCCAATGCTGTTATACAAGAAGAAAAAGATGATGAAGAGCTAGATGAAGGTTATCACGTTATGCCAAGTATGGACCGCGAACGTTATACTCCA